CTGTTCCTCTGGTTCCCATCTGGACGTAGTGGAGCCAATATATCCATTTCGGTTATTAGTCTCATTGTGAAAGTAGAAAAGTTATCTGCTCTATCTTTTGAAGCTGAAACCACAAGGAACTTTAGTTGTGGATTCATTCGTAACTTCCACACCACATAGGCAGAAGTAATCCAACTTTTACCTACACCCCTAAAAGCTTGAATAATCTTTCTTCTAGGACCGTGTTGAAGGTATTCAGCTATTTCTAGTTGTACTGGTGTTGGATCAGGAAGGTTTAAATGCCTCCACGTAAGAATTAGAAAGTATCTAAAGTCTTGTAGCTTTTCAGGAAGCGGTTGCATATTGTTCTATTAAATCTAATTGAATAGGGAAATTTTCATTCCATTGTAGTGCCATAGCCTTAGCTATACCAAGGTAAGTTGTGCTTCTTATTTTCCATCTATCAGGCCCAGGAGGGACCATATGTATTCTTTGTTCTCTACCTGCAACTATATTTGTTGCCTTTAATTTAGGTAAATTTTTTAACCATAAACAAGTTGATTTACATTCTCCATGACCATATTGCCAAGGCTGAATTATTTGATCTGGTGGTCTAATACAAGAACTAATTACACTGACAGGATTTTCAATACACCATCTTTTAATTGGTGCGTTCATTAATAAACGAACAAAATCAAGAGCTTCTTTTTGCTCTTTCTTTTTACGCCAGAAATGTCTACTACCACTTACTGCTAGATGAGTACAAGGTGGATGAGCCACCATCAGATCAAAACCATTATTAAGGATGTCTGTTACATCCCCTTGATAATGAGGACCAGGACTGTCAGTAGGAAGCAAATCACAAGAGATTGCGTCGTGGCCTTGTGCAATGAAAGCATCACGGACTCTTCCTGAATATTCACAGGCAACTAAAACTTTCAAAGAGTTATCTTTCTAGTGGATGAATAGCTTCTAAATCAGGAAGAGATGCCATGAGATCACCAAAGGGTGATTCTGGTACTGGTAAACATTCAATGCCATTATCTTTTAACATTTGTCTAGCTACATTTAAGTCAGAAGGTTTAGCTTCTCCATGTCTAATACGGTCTAATAGCTCTTTAATTAGTTCTGTATGAAGAACTTCTAATAATTCTTTATTGTCTTTGCTGTTCATGAGTTCTTTTCTTTATCAAATAATATAGCGTTAATCATAGATAGTTTTTCAAATATTGTTTTCCTTTGTTTAACACGATGCTTTCTACTAATTAGTTTTGCTTCTGTTAAAGCAATTCTTTCCATACAAGTAGCAATAAAATGTGATTGATAATGAGATTGTCTGGCAAAAGCAATTGCGTAGTCTTTTACTTTTTCAATATCTTTTGTTTGTTTGATGTCAAGAATAGTTTTTTCCATAGCAAATTCTTCTTCTGGAGAAGGTCTTCCACAGAGTTCATCTAAAAAATCAAGATTTAGAATTACTTCTTTTCCCATATTTTTTATTTAAATTTGTGTAAAGAGCATGTAGTGGATGGGAAGGATCTGACCTGTTATCTTCTTCGTACCATTTTTCCATTTCTAATACTCTACGTTCATCTTCTTCTTTCCAAAAGGGATCATATTGGCTCATTCATTTATAAAAAACTGGGTCTTCCCAATTCTAAACATAGTTGCTAGTTTTGGTTTGAACCCTAAATCCCCATTGGTTCCAATAAAGCCTCCCTTATCGCATTAAATAGGGAGGTTTTATTGTTTAGTCCCAGTGCTTATTTTACATGGAAGACCAAGAAGAAAAAAGTAATCAAGGTTGGATTGCAACTTTAGTTCAATTAATAGTCCTTGCTTGGAGTCTTGGAGTAATTTCAATGAGTTACTTTGGTACTCCAGTAAGACAGATCGATACAACGTTCGCTGCAGGATTATTGTCGGGCGTGCTTTCTAATTTCGGCCTAAACATAAAAGGCAAAAATGGTAACAATAAGAAAGATAAACTTATAGTAGACAAGAAAGACACCAACGTAGGAATCAAATGAAGAAGTTTTTACTTCTCTTCTTGTTGGCTTCACCAGCCCAGGCAGACATCACAGCTAAGTATGTAACCAGTGCTCAAATTACTGTTGACATGCCTTATGTTGTAACGAATAAAGCAGCTTCTACTTATACCTTATCTGGTTCAAATATTACACCTTCAGTAACAGCTGATGGTAGTACCACAAGTGGAAAAATAGGAGGACTAAATTTGGGTTCTCTTAGTTCAGGTGTTCCAGCTTTGGTTCACACAGATAAAGCTGTTACAACAGCAGGATCAGCTTTTAATGTAACGGAGTCGTATTTTGCTGGTGATAGTACGCCTTCTACCGTGACACCTTCTAGCGGTATTGCTGCTTTACCTGTGTTAAGTGGACAGACTACTATAGGTAGCGGTGGTACAGCTAGTAGCTTAGCTTTGACTAGCTTAAGTTCTGGTGTCCATACCTGTACTGCTGGAGGATCGGGAACAAGTTGCATAGGTTCAACAACCGTCAGCATTGAAATTGATTAAATGGCTCTTGCTATTGATTACTTTAATAGGTGGCAAATCTCTTGCTGCACCTATAGTTCCTCAGTTTCGAAGTGGTACTCTTACAACAAATTCATCTTCTGAACAAATAATAAATGAAACAATTACAAGTCATTCTTTTAAAACAGGCTATTCATATAGTGCAAGTGGTCATAATATAAAAACAAGTACTTATGTTAACCCAGAAGCAATTAGTACTAATGAACAAACAGTTAATGGAGTCAATTTTAATTGGACTTCACCCACAATGGAAACAGTTCCAAGATGGGAAATAAAAGAAGCTGGATTACCTTTTTCTCTTGTAGAAAGTGTAATTACACCTGGACTCGATACAATAACAACAGTAACGAGGCAAATTCAAACTTCAACAACTACAGACAGCATTTCAGTTTTTGGGCAATAACATTATTAATAGGTATTCAAACTCCAGTTATAGCAAATACAACGGTTAGTTCACCAAATAGTACTAGTACAGGGGTTGTTAATAACAATGCTACAATGATTACTCCAGGTTTATGGCCTACTTCTAGGTATAGTCAAGGAATACAATGTGTTAGTCCATCTTTAACATTTAGCCCTTTTATTACTGATGGTAGAACATGGCAATCACCTAAACAAAATATAACCAGAACGCCAATATATGATGAAGATAGTGGTGAGGTTAAATATTATTCAGAGATACCTAGATTTGAAAAAGATTCTTTTAATTTAAACATGGGAGCGAGTTTACAATTTAATATTCCATTAGGTAAAGGAGTAGATTTATGTCATCAAGCAGTAAAAACTAATATAAAAAATCAGGAGTTATTGCTACTTAAAACTAAATATGAAATCAACCTTCATCGACTAAAACTATGTAGTGAACAAATTAAACTTGGTGCTCGATTTAGGAAAGGTTCAGATAGTGCAGTTACTTGTCATGATGTTGAAGTAGTTATTCAACCTAATCAGGTTTTACCTCATCATCATTCTTTTTTTCCTTCTGAGAAGTCAGTTTCTTCACAAGATTCTTCACAATAGGCTTAATTGCATTAAGTAAAAGTGGAGTGCTGGCAGCGACCAAACCAATAACAGTAGCGTTAGTAATAGCAGCAGTTGAAGGAATGTATTGGTCTCTGAAGTTAGTTGGTTCATAAAGAGTAATACAGGTTTTGCCATCTTCTGAAAGCTTATGTCCACTAATACGTTCTAACTTTTTATCGTTACGAAAATCACCTATTCGTTGATCGTAAGGACCAGGACAATTAATAAAATTATTAGGTGGTTTAGGTGGAGGAGTTTTTAAATCTGGTTTTGGTGATTCTGGTATGTTTGGTTCAGGTGAAGATGGGATGTATTCTTCTTCTACAATTTTAATTCCATCTTTCCAATCCATTGGATAGAAGACAGGCATTTCTCCCTCTGGACAATTTGTATAAACACCAGAAGGATCATCTAATAAAAGATTAGGATTTAGATTGATATCTCTATGTGTATATTGACAGCCTGGTATGACAGCTTGTGCTTGAGGTATATGAACAGTTGGAATATCAATATGAGGAATATGAATATCAGATATTTCCATTACATAGGCAAACCTAATCCAGTTGTTTTAGGAAGTTGTTGTTTAATGGAAGAAGGTAATTTTTTGTTTAAATCACCCATAAGTTTGTTTTTTACTTCTGTTTCAAAGTGAGGAGAAGTAACGTACTTATATAAGTAAAAAGAACCTCCTGCAAGTGAAGCACTTACAATAATTCCAGTTACAGCACAAGCATCTAAAATCTTGCGAATCATAAAATTAAGACCAAGGAACTCCAGTTTTTTTTGTTGGTGTTTTAATTAAAGCAATACTTGCATCTAAAGAAGCTTCAATTGCAGCAACAGTGCCAGCGTTATCAGCATCTAATTTTGTTTTTACCCACCCAATGCATTGATCATGAGTAAGTGTGTCATATGCTTTGAAATCACTAGGTAAAGAATCAGGTTTAGTAAAATTTACTTCACCTGTGCTTCTGTCATATTCTTTGTTGTCTGAGTCATCGATTCCTTTGACTCTATAAACAACTTTGGTTACATATCCGTCAGAAACATCTGCTTCCATAGCGGATGTATTGACTTCCCACGTTTTAGTGATAGCCATAAAAATGTTAAGCAGGTTGCTCAACTGATTCTATACACATTTTAAGTGCTTTAATAGCACCTTGATCTTCAATAAGAGGTTGTTGTATTTCTCTAAGTTGTGATTGAAGTTGTGTAATTTGTTGTTCAATACCCTGAGCTTTGGCAAGGTTAGAATCAAAACGTGATTGAACTTCGTTTAATTGTTCTTGAGGAGTTTTCATAGTTATGAAGGTTTGTTTGCTATTAAGAATGCTTTATAGTCTGCTTTGACTTGATCCGACCATGCCGCTTGTGCGATTAAACGAACATCGCTGTCCTCACTCGACAGGTCTGTATTAACTAGGTTATCACTTGCATCAAGCTCTCCTGGTGTTAATACTTTTCTATGAAAGGAACGAGTAAGTTCCACACCATCTTTTTTAATAATGGTTGCAGTTCTAACGCC